TTTCGGAGTTCCAAGCTGAGTGCCGGCAGCTCGAGGACCGCTTCGGCCTTTCGCCGAAGGCGCGGCTCGCGCTCGGGATCACCTATGCCGAAGCTGCACTGTCGCTCGACGCGCTGAACGCTCGGCTCGCGGCCAAGGTCGCGGCACGGTCGACGTGGGGCCGGTGTCGTCGCCGGTGCCGGTGCAGCCTGAGCCGGACCCTGAGTGGGGGGTCGGGACGCTCGAGCGGTGGGCCGACTTTTGGGCCTCGCCGCTTTCCGGCCAGGTCGAGGCTTCGGACTACGGTGCGCTGCGACGGCTCTTTTGGCTTTACGATGAAATCGAAAGGCTGATCGGTGCGGTCGGCCGGACGGGCCGGGTCGTCGCCGGGTCGCAGGGGCAGCCTCGGGCGAATCCGCTTTACAAGCAGGTTTTTCGGAGTTCCAAGCTGAGTGCCGGCAGCTCGAGGACCGCTTCGGCCTTTCGCCGAAGGCGCGGCTCGCGCTCGGGATCACCTATGCCGAAGCTGCACTGTCGCTCGACGCGCTGAACGCTCGGCTCGCGGCCAAGGTCGCGGAGGCTGACGACGACGTTTGGGACGACTAGACTAGGGATGCTCGGACATAGGAGTTTGCGTGACTACGCATGTTCGGAAGGTTCGTAAGGCGCGGCATCGGCTCTCGAAGGTCGCGAACGCTCGGGACACGATCAAAGATTTTGCGCCGGGGACCGACGTCGTCGGGCTGACCTACGGCCAGTTCTCACTGCTCGACCTGATCGAAGCGACGCTCGAAATCACGGGGCCGGCCGACGTCACGATTAGTACCTGGTCGGCCGGCTTTTACGACGTCGACGCCGCAGTCCGGTTTCGCGATAACGGGCTGCTGCGGTCCTGCCGGTTTCTCATGGACTCGTCGGCAAAGCGCGGGCAGGCGACGCCGGGTGACGTGGCCGAGCTGTTCGGGGCCGACTCGGTCCGGACCTCGAGGTCGCATGCAAAGTTTGTCCTGATTCGGAATGACGATTGGGCCGTGACGATTACCTCGAGCATGAACCTAAACCTGAATCCGCGGCTCGAGCAGTTCGAAATGACGGATGACGTCGACCGTTACGAGTTTTTCGACGAATTCGTCCGCTCCGTTTGGACCGACCTGCCGGAAGGGTGGGTCGAGGACCGGAAGCTGCCGCCGGCTAACGGCCTCGCGCACGTCGAGCCGGACCTTGGTCTAGAAATCGGGAAGGTCACGGTGGGCCAGTGGGGCAACTAGATTCCGTCGGCGAAATCGTCGCCGAGCTGCGCGAGCTCATCGGGCCGGGACCATCCGACGCCGAGCTTGAGGCCTACGCATCCCAGGTCGCGAGGCTGCGCGACTCTCGGCGGCGAATCGAAGCGGAAGGGATGATCGTCGCGGACCCGAAGGGCTATCCGATTCCGCATCCGGCGATCGCGATTGAGCGTGCCGCGCAGGCCGAGGTGCGCCAGTGGGCCGCGAAGTTTCCACCGAGGTTCGACGCGTGAGGCCTCGGCCGAAGCTGACGCTCGGTCCGGAGGTCGCGGCATGGATCGAAACGTTTTGCGTGCACGGTCCCGGCGACGTCCTCGGCCAGCCGGTCGAGCTGACGCGTGAAGAGAAACGCTTTCTCGCATGGGCATACGAGGTCGACGAGGACGGCCGTCGCGTCGTGCGCCGGGCCGTCCGCGGACTACCGAAGGGCTCGAGGAAGACGGAGTTCGCCGGCTGGCTCTGCCTGGCCGAAATGGCCGGTCCGGTACGCGTCGGAGCATGGCAGGACGGGAAACCGCGAGGGACGCGAGTCTCCGACCCCTACGTCGTCGCCTCGGCGGCATCCTACGACCAGGCCGACCTACTCATGTCCGCAGTACGCGGCGCGATCGTCGAGGGGCCACTCAAAGACTTTTTCGACGTCTTCGAGCGCGAGGTGCAGCTGCGCGGCCAGTCCGGAGTGCTCGTCCGCGTCCCGGCCGTCGCCGGTACTAATGACGGGCTCCGACCTACGTTCGTGGTGCAGGACGAAACGCACGAGTGGACCGGGTCGAAGCAGCGGGTCGCGCTCGTCCTCGAAAACGGTTTGAGCAAGCGGCGCGATACCTGGTCGCTCGGCATCACGACGGCAGGCAATCCGAAGGTCGAATCCGTCGCGCTCACCGCCTACGAATACGGGCTGCGCGTGCAGGCCGGCGAGGTCGACGACCCCGGATTCCTTTTTGCATGGCGCGAACCTACGGTCAGCGTCGACGACCTCGAGGACGACGACGTGCTGCGCGCCGCGCTCGAGGCCGCGAATCCCGAACCATGGAAACGCGTCGACGACCTCGCGATCCGCTTTCGCGAAATGCCTTTGCACGAAGGCTGTCGCTACTTTCTAAACCAGTGGGTCGAGCCGGACGAGGAACGGTGGCTACCTCCCGGCGCATGGGATGGCCTCGTCGACGACCGCCGGATCGCCGACGGGTCGAAGGTTGTCCTCGGCTTCGACGGGTCCTATTCGGGAGACTCGACCGCGCTGCTCGCGGCGACCGTCGAGGAAAAGCCGCACGTCGAGGTGCTCGGACTATGGGAGCATCCCGGCGGCAACCAGCAGTGGACGGTCGACCACGATGCCGTCGAAGCGGCAGTGTTTGCAGCGTTCGGACGCTTTGACGTGGTCGAAATGTCGGCCGACCCGCCCTACTGGGCGCAGCAGCTCGGCCGCTGGGCTGACACTTTCGGCGAGGACCGCGTCGTCGCGTTTAACACTTTCGTTCGAAAGCGCATGGCCGCAGCATGCTCGAGCTTCTACCAGCTCGTCACCTCCGCAGGCCTCTCTCACGACGGGCATGCCGGCCTGGCACGCCACGTCGGTAACGCAGTGCTCAAAGAATCGAGCGCCGGCGCATTTATCGTCAAAGAGGACAAAGCATCGCCTCGGAAAATCGACGCCGCGATCGCTTGCGTAATCGCGACTACTCGAGCGCACTGGCATTACTCTAATCCGAAGGTCGAGCCGGAGGAATGGGTATGGGTCTAGCGTCAGTGCTGCAGGGAATCGGTATCCTGCTCGTGGCCGCAGGCGTGGCGATGGCCGCGCCGTGGGCCGGAGTGGTGGTGCTTGGAGTGGGCGTGCTCGCTTTCGGGCTGGCGATGGAACGGAGCCGCTAGTGCTGGGAAACCTTTTCGAGCAGCGCAGCTCGGCATTTCAGACGCTTTTCGCAGCCGGCGCACTCACTGATCGTCCGTCGCTCTCCGGAGTACGCGTCACCGAGGACACCTCGCTACGGCTCTCGGCCGTCTACGCGTCCGTGCGGCTCATCGCCGACACGATCGCCACGCTGCCGCTCGACCAATACATCCGTCGGGAAGGTCAGCGCGTCCCGTTCCGGCCGCAGGACCGCTGGGTCACCAGGCCGTCACTCACGCTCTCGAGGACGACGTTTTGGCAGCAGGTGATGATCTCCCTACTGCTCGACGGTAACGCTTTCGTCGTGCTCGGCCGGGACGCCGCAGGCCGCATCGTCGACCTGCAGGTGCTCAATCCGACGAAGGTAACGGTGCTCGCGAATCGCGGCGGCTATCAAATGGCCGGCGGCGAAACGTTCGGTATCGGCGACGTCCTGCACGTTACCGAAATGCTGCTGCCGGGCTCCGACCGCGGAACCTCGAGGATTGAGCAGGCCAAAGAGTCGCTCGGCCTCGGCCTTGCGCTGCAAGAGTTCGCTTCGACCTTTTTCGGAAACGGTGCCTTTCCATCCGTCGTGATCGAGGTTCCCGGCGCGCCGACGCTCGAGCAGCGGCAGGAAATGCAGGCCGCATGGGAAAACTCGCACCGCGGCACGCGCCGGGCGCATAAGCCGGCAATCCTGATGAACGGCGCGAAGGTCGAGCCGCTCTCCGTGAATCCGCAGGACTCGCAGCTCGTCGAGCAGCGCCGCTACGCTACAGAGGAAATCTGCCGCCTATTCCGTATCCCGCCATTTATGCTTGGCGTTACCACCGGGGGCATGAGCTTTGCATCGGTCGAGCAGCAAATGCTCTTTTTCGCCGAGCACACGATCCGACCCTACGCCGAAATGCTCGAGTCCGCGTTTTCGACGCTGCTCGTCGACGAGGCCTCTTTCATCCGCTTTAACCTTAACGCGCTCGCCCGCGCCGACCTGTCCACCAGGACCGACGCGTACTCGAAGGCGCTACTCGCCGGCTACATGAGCGTTAATGACGTGCGCCGCCTCGAGGACATGCGCGACGTCGACTCCGGAGGCCTTTACAGAGTGCCGCTGCAAAACATCCCGCTTACGGATACGCCGGTCGTCACTGCCGCGCAAAAGGCGCAGGCCGCCGCGGCATTCATCGCCTCGGGATACACGCCGGCGTCGGTCGCCGAGTTCCTCGACCTGCCGTTGCAGCACACGGGCCTCGCGTCGGTGCAGCTGCAGCAGGACGGCGAAGCCTGATGCCTATTACGTCCGCGCTTATCACGCTTTCGGAGGGTACGGCCGTCCGTATCGTCGAGAACCACCACATGCCGCACGACGTCATCCTGCATAACCATACGAAGTCGAACAACCACTACATTTACATTGGTAATGCTGACGTGACGACGACGACGGCGATGCACATCGACCCGGGGCAGACTATTTACCTGACGATGCGACCGGGCGACGAGCTGTGGGCAGTGTCCGACCCTTCGGGCCTTAACGTTGGTGTGACGGACATTCGGAAGGGCGAGTAATGCCGTACTGGATCACGGAGGATTCGCCGGACTGCGACGGCTGGGCCGTGGTGAAAGAGGACGGCGAGGTCGTCGGCTGTCATGCGACCGCGCCGGAAGCGATCGACCAGGCTGTCGCGGTCGCGATTAGCGAGGGGTCCGAGTTCATGGGCGAGCGCGAGCTGCCGGAGGCCTACCGTCCGGCGACGAGCGAGGACGTCCCGGCCGGCCGTGCTTGCGGCAACTGCGCGTTTTTCGACGAGTCCGACGTCGCTCCCGACGGCCGTGCACGCTGCCGAAAGTGGGACGAGTACGTTTCCGCAGGCTGGTACTGCGACGCGTGGGAGGGCGACGCCGAGGATCGGCAGGTCGACCTGACCGTCCCGCAATACATCCGTGACGCGGCGGCTCAAGGGCTCGAGTATCACCGGGAAGGGCTGTCCGGGGATGGCATCGCGGACCGGACGATTAGCGAAGCGGTGGCGATGGCGCGTGGTGACGTGACCGGCGACAAGGTGGTTCGTGCCGCCGCGTGGGCCGCACGGCATCGTGCCGACCTGGACGCCGAAGGTGCACGTCCCGACGAGGACGGCTACCCGACTCCCGGGGCCGTCGCTCATTTGCTTTGGGGCATCCCGACCGGCGCTCGGTACTCTGACGCGGTCGCTTGGTTCGAACGGAAGGCCGAGCAGGTGAAGGCCGAAAGGGTGATGATGGTTACGCCGGTTGAGCCGCGGGCTAAGGGATCGTCGGCCGAGTTTCGCTCTTTCGAGGGAGAGATTCGAGCTGCCGGCGACGGCCGCACGATCATGGGCTACGCCGCTCGCTTCGACGTTCCATCCGAGCCGCTGCCGTTCACCGAGCGGATCGCACCGGGCGCGTTCGCGAAGTCGCTTCGTCAGCGGTCGAAAGACGTTCGGCTGTACGTGAACCATAACTCCGACATGGTGCTTGCCTCGAAGCGGTCCGGAACACTCCGGCTCGAGGAAGACGAGTACGGGCTCCGTTTCGAGGCCGACCTGCCGGACACGACGACGGCACGGGACCTGCGCGAGCTCATGCGGGCAAATGTTGTTTCCACTATGAGTTTTGGATTCACGGTCGCTCGCGGCGGCGACCGTTGGAGCGCCGACGGGTCCGAGCGGACGCTCACCGGCATTAACCTTCACGAAGTCTCGGTCGTGACCGGCTTCCCGGCCTACCCACAGACCACCGCGGCCGTCCGCAGCCTCGAGGGCATCGCCGAGCGGGTCGGTATCCCGGTCGACGAGCTCACGTCGGTACTCGACGCACTCGCGGAGGGCGACCAGGTCGACCCGTCGAAGGCCGAGGCGCTCATCGGTGCGCTCAAGAGTGCGACGCCGGAGCCGGAGCCGGAGCCGGCAAACCTGATCGGCCTTAAGGCTAAGCAGCACGAGCTGCTCGCGAAGCGCTGGTAGTAGAGAAATCCGCAACGGTCGCGTACTCTATTTTCGTGCCGCTACCCACGCGGACTGCCGTGCCGCTAACCACGCGGAGGCTCTCCGATAACTGACCACTGTTCCCAGGAGGGACCAACGATGCACGACTACGTCAACCGACAGGTTGAGGCGCGGGCGCGTGCGTGGGGCGAGGCTAAGGCTCTGCTCGACCACGCTGCTTCCGAGGGCCGCGACCTGAGCGCTACCGAGCAGGAGCAGTACGACCGCATTAACGCGGACCTGGACGAGCGCACCGCCATTATTGACAAGCTGACCCGTGACCTCGAGCGCGAGGCGCAGGCCGCCGAGCTGCGCGTTCCTGACGCGCCGGCTCCGGACAAGAGCGACGCCGACGTGCTGCGTTCGCTCATCCGCGGCGAGCTTCGCACCGCGACCTTCGAGCGTCGCGACATGACCACGTCGACCGACGGTGGTGTCGTCCCGCAGGGCTTCTACGACGTGCTGCAGGAGCAGCTGCGTTACACGGGTCCGTGGGGCAACGAGAACGTCGGCTTCACGATCATTACCACCGGGTCCGGCGAGGACATTAAGGTTCCCACGCAGACCGGGTTCAGCACCGGAACGGCTACGGCCGAGGCCGCGGCGGCTGGCATCAGCAACCCGTCGACCTCTTTCCTGACGCTCCGGGCGCACAAGTACTCGACTCTCATCACCATTTCGAGGGAGCTCCTCGAGGACGCAGGCGTCGACGTCGTCGGTTTCATCGGCCGCCAGGCCGGTAACGCCATCGGCGCGATCGTCAACGAGAAGCTCGCGATTGGTACTGGCACGGTCGAGCCGAACGGGCTGTTCGTCGCGGCTGGTTCCGGTGTTCGTGGCACCGCGACCAACTTCGCGTTCAGCGCGGACGACCTTATCGACCTGACCATGTCGGTCGACTCCGCGTATGCCTCCAAGCCTTCCGCGGGCTTTATGATGCGTCGCGCCACCATGGGCACGCTTCGTAAGCTCAAGGACGACAACGGCGCGTACATTTACGACCCGACGCAGGGCGCGCAGGCGCTCCTGCTCGGCTACCCGGTTCACGAGAACCCCTACGCTCCGGCCATCGGCACCGCGGCTAAGAGCGTGGTCTTCGGTGACATGTCGAGCTACCACGTCCGGCAGGTCGGCGGCGTGGAGATCGCACGCAGCGACGACGCGTACTTCGTGAACGACCTTGTCGCGTTCCGCGTGAGCGTGCGCGTCGACGCAAACCTCGGGCAGTCCGGGGCCGTCAAGTTCTACCAGGGCAAGTGATGTAAACCCGGGGAGGTCGGTATTGCAGGGCCGACCTCCCCGGGACCTGCAACCTTCCTGCATGTGAGGGCAGCATGCCTAGCGACCTTGCTCGGGTCTTTTGGTATTCGAACCATCCGGAAATGCCGACCGGCTACGGCACTCAATCAAAACAGGTGCTCCGGCGGCTTAAGCGGCGCGGTCACGACCTCGCGATCCACGCTAACTACGGTGGTCCGGCCACGATGAGTAAGTGGCACGGGGTCCCGGTATTTCCGGCCGGCTTCGACGGCTATTCCATGGACGTTATTTACGGTCACTGGCAGTCGTGGGCCGACGATCGGACCGTCCTCGCAACGCTCTTCGACGTTTGGGTGCTGCGGAATCCGCAGCTCGAGCACGTGCCTTCGATTGTTTCGTGGGTCCCGGTCGACCATGCCGGGCTGCCGGCCGACGTCTACCAGTGGATTGTGCGTGAAAACGTGACGCCGGTCGCCATGTCGAAGCATGGTCAGCGGGCCATGGGCGACCGCGACGTCGACTCGGTCTACATTCCGCACGCGCTCGAAAAGCACTGGAAACCGTCGCATTTCGACGAGGACCCGTGGCCGGGCCGCTTCGTCGTCACCATTCCGAACGCGAATAAGGGTGTGCTGCCTTCGCGGAAAGCTTGGGGTGAAAACGTGCTTGCGTTCGCAGTGTTCGCTCGCCGGCATCCCGAAGCGTTGCTGTACCTGCATACTGAGGTCCGGTCGAAGGCCGGTATTGACCTGGTGGCACTGCTCGACGCTTCCGGAGTTGACCGAAACCAGGTGACGATCGTCGACCAGTACGACCATCGGATGAGCGTTCCCGACGAGCTCATGGCAAAGCTCTACACGCGCTCCGACGTGCTGCTTTCGGCGACCGCCGGCGAGGGCTTCGGCCTTCCGGTCCTCGAGGCGCAGGCTTGCGGCACGCGGGTCGTCGTCTCCGATTTCAGCGCGCAGCCGGAGCTGATCGGCGACGGATGGGCCGCCGAGGTGCAGCCGCAGTGGAACCCAACGCAGGGCCAGTGGTTCGCGACCCCGTTCGTGCACTCAATCGTCGACGGCCTCGAGGCCGCGTTCGAGGCCGGCGGCGGCCACTCGCAGCAGGCCGTGGATTTCGCGCAGGACTACGCCGCGGACAAGGTGTTTCAGGAAGGATGGGTGCCGCTGCTGGACCGCTTCCGATGAGCGGGCCGACCGTCCCGTGGATGGTGGTTCCGACACTGACCAGGCATGACCTGCTCGGCCGGATGCTGGCCTCCGTCGACGTCCGCATCGGCACGCTCGTCGTCGTCGACAACTCAGGCACCCTAGACGATGCCGGCACGGACCTAGCAGACGACTTTAGGGTGCTCCGGATGCCTACCAACCTCGGGGTCGCGGCCTCGTGGAACCTCGCTCTCCGGCTGGCCTACCGTGCGCCATGGATGCTGATCGCATCCGACGACGTGACCTTTCCGGCCGGCGCGCTCGAAGCGTTCGCCGAGCTCTCCGGCGAGGACCGGCTCGTCCTCTCGAGCGCGTGGCCGCACTGGTGCGCGTTCACGATCGGAGCCGGCATCGTCCACCGCGTCGGAGTCTTCGAGGAAGGCTACTTTCCGGCCTACTTCGAGGACACAGACTACGAGCGGCGGCTACATCGGGCCGGCCTCGAGGTCACGATCGGGCCGCACGTCGGCCACCAAAACTCGTCGACGCTACGGTCGGGCGATTTCGCAGCTGCAAATGATCGTAGTTTCGCGGCCAACCAGGCACTCTTCGAGGCTGATCGGCCGCACGGTTTCGACCCGTACCGTTGGAGGGCTCTAGCATGGTTTTGACACTGGCCGATTTCGACGGGAAGCATGCTGGCGAGGACGTTTGGGTCGTCGGGTCCGACGCGTCGGTCGACCACTTTCCGGCCGGCTTTTGGGAAGGTCGAATCGTCGTCGCGATTAACGAAATGGCGCAGCACATTCCGGCGACCTACTGCGTTACGAAGGCCGATCACTCCGGCGCATGGGTGCAAAAGCAGGCCGCGAACCATGCCGACGTGCTGCACGTGGTTTCGAAGCATCCGAACGGCGACCCGTCTCGAGGGCTAAGCAACGTGACCGGACCGAACGTGGTCACTTTCGACCATGACCGCAACTTTTGCGACTCTTTCGACGCGTCTCGGCACATTCCGACCGGGCCAAACAAGCTGCTTGTCTCGTGGTCGACGCTCGGGTCCGGCATGCATTTTGCAGCACGGCTCGGACCGCGCACGGTGTTTATGGTCGGGGTGTCGGGAGGCTCTTTCGACGGTGCGACAAACCTTAACGGCTATTACGAAACTGTCGGTGGGGGTCCAATTGAAGGCATGTCCCGGCAGACTCAGCCGATCGCGGACCGGCTCGCCGAGCTCTACGGCACGACCTTTGTTAACGTTCTGCCGTGGGCGAACCTACGCTGCGGTGGCAGCACTTTTCGCTCTGACTACGGAAAGCTCAACTAGTGCAAGCATCCGGCACTGCGGCCTTCACGGATCACCGCCGGTAGACTGCACTAATACGGAGGTAGCGAAATGTCGACCTATGCGAATCTGTCGCAGGTTAAGGCCGCACTGCGGATCACGGACGCGATAGACGACGCGCTGCTCACCACCGCGCTCGAGGCCGCGTCACGCTGGGTCGACGGCTGGTGCGATCGCGATTTCGCGCCGGCCGCTGCCGGGACCGCGGTCTACGCGCCGACCGGCCGTATGGACGACCTGCTCGTCGACGACCTGACCTCGGTCACGAGCATTTCGATTGACGAAGACCTGGACGAAAGCTACGGGAC